ACAGCTGTTTCACCTGTATCAGCTGTTGATCCACCTTTACTAAATTTTTTTACTTCTTTTAAATCTACGATTCCTCCAGTATTAAACTTAGCAGCAGCCGTTTGTGCAGCAGGATTTGTAATACCTTGATAAGCTTGAGCTACCCCTAAACCTGTACCAATAGATTGTGCTAATGGAGAAGATTGAGGAAGAGTTGCTGCTGTAATACCTGAAGTTGATTTTGGCCCAGCTGCATAAATATTTGATAAAAATTCTAATCTTTGTAAAGGCTCTGCTGATCTTTGTAATTGTGTTTGTCTTGCAGCATCTAATTGAGCCTGATCAACTTGTCTTTGTAAACCACCAGCAAGAAGCTGTCTCGAAATATCTGTCCCAGCCATCTCTTGTTGAAGTTGACCAAGAGTTCCTAATTGTGCAGCACCAGCTCTTTGAGCTTGTTGCTGTTGCTGAGCAGCTTGTAATGCAGATTGGAAACCAACTGCTTGAGCTTGACCGACTTGACCTAATCTCGCTCTTTCTTGTTCTGCCGCTTGAATACCTTGTCTTCCGCCACCGAATGCCCCAGCACCAACTGCTTGTCCAGCTAATTTATTTTGTTGAATGGCAGACTGTCTGTTTATTTCATCAATCACATAAGATTGAAACGGATTATAAAATTGTTGAATATTAGGTGCAGCCATAGAAGCTTGAGTTCCTGTAACAGCTTGACCAACTGCTTGTGAACCTACACCAGTTTGACCTGCTTGTGTTATCGCAGCTTGTTCTAATGGCGATAAACCTTGTACTTGGATTTGAGGAATAGTTAAAGGAGTTTGTGCTGTTTGACGAGCAATATCCATTAACTCAATTTTTCTTTCCTCTATACCTGGTGCTTCTCTGATAAATTGTGTAGTTGTATCAGGAGTTGGTTGTCCTCCTCCGCCTGAGCTTCCTCCACCAAAAATACTACCCATTATTTATCTCCTTAACAAATTCTATATTTTTCATTTTATAACCATGTCTATCACCAAGTTTTCTCCAACCTGGTCTAGCAAGAATAGATATTCTATCACAACCATTTGATTTTGCTAACTCTTCGATAGTCAAAGTAACTTGATCTTCCCAAAGTTCTCTTTCTTTACCTGCTAGTAAAACTACTTCACATTGTCTTTTCTTTTGATGATCCGTGATCCGTGTAACAAAAACACCGAACACTTTGCTTTCTAAACCATCTGTTGAACCAAACATTATAAACAATTGATAAAATCCTTGTTTTATCTCTTGTTTCAAATCAGACTCAGACATAACATCACCAGCATGATGTAGTCCTTGTATAATCATAAATTTTAATAGGCCCCAGTATCTTTCTACCTCATCCTTACGAATGGGCATGACATCAACACCTATTCTAGTTAACTGTTTTTTTGCTGTTGAATAAGTCATATAATCTTTTCATTTTCTTTTGTTGATCGTAGAAAAATTCTGCACCTTTTTTTCTCATTTCTTTTTCATTATATGGGTCAGCTCCCATTACGATACCAGCTCCTAAAATACCATCTGTTCTTGTAACAAACTCTCCATCAGCTAGTTGAGCTAATATTGTATCTTCATTTTTATTAGCATCTGAAGTGTGATCATATACAGAGCCGTTTGCTCTTTTATAATTACTTGGATCATTCTCATCGTGAGTCATCTTTACTGGCATTCCACCTTCATTAAATTTTGCAACAGATACTAGACCACCAGTGTTCATAGTTTTAGTTGCTAAACCATAAGGGCCAAATCTATCTTGACCAACAAACTTTTGATTTTCTTCAGGAATATAATCTAATTGTTCTTGTTCAACTGTCTTACCTGTTACTGGGTCTTGTACGAAAAATTTTCTATTTCTATATAATTCAGGATAAGCAACGTTATAAGTAAACTGAGCTCTCTTATATGGTTCAGGTTCAAAAGCTCCTGAAGCATAAGCTCCAAGTCCTGCTAATGTTCCTAGTCCAGCTGCTTTTTGTCCACCAGTTAAATTTGCAAGAAAACCACCTCCTGCTTGTTGACCAGCTTTTTCTAACATCATTTTTTGACTGGCTGCTCTTGCACCTTCTTGTCCAGCTGCAAATGGAGAGTTAGCTGCAATTGTACCTGTCATGGTATTTGCTGAAGTTGCTGCTTGACCAGCTTTGAAAGGAGACATCATCGCATTTGTAAATCCTTGTGTACCTGCAACATTAGACATTCCTAATTGACCACCAACATATTGTCCTCCATAGAAACCACCCGCAGCACCTAGGATTCCTCCTAAAAGACCACCTGCTGTTCCGCCTCTTTCTTTACCTGCTTTGTAGCCTTTGTAGCCACCGTATAATGCTAATGCTATTGCTAAAGGATTTGCCATAATTTTTTATTTACGTTTTCTTGTGATTTTATCTTATTATTTGTCTCGTATCAACTCATCAGCAAATCTACCATTATATTGATGTTCTCCCACATGAGTAATATAGTCCATAATCCAAGCATAACATTTGCCTCCTAATGATTTCCATTTTTTACAAAAAGCAAAATCTTCGCCTAAATACGTATGTTCTTCAGGGTCAAATTCTGTATCAAAGAAGTTCCACATATGGGGCACTCTTTCGTTTTTACCATTAATAACTTGATCTTGATCAATTCTTAAATGAGGAAATTTTTCTATCATTTTTGTAAATACCTCTCTCTTTATTAACATAAACCCTGTTGGTGAATGAGTAACTTCAATCACACCATTATTAATTTTTATTTTATCATTATCAGGCACTTTCATAGGATATCTATAAAAAGCTTTATTACGAATATCTTTTGCTGTCTTTAATTTACCTTCTTGCATCATTTGTAAACACTTACCCCAATTCATATCTTTTAAAGGGTAAGGTATTGAAATAACTTCTTTATCCATAGCAACCATTCTCTTAGGTGATTGAGGATTAAAAGCAATATCAGAATCTATAAATAATAGATGTGTAGAATTAGATTCTAAAAAGGCACTCACACATAAGTTTCGTCCCTGTGTTACTAATGAAGATTTTATAATATGAAAACGACAACCTATTTTATCTTTTAGACATTGTTTTTGTAATTCCAATAATGATTGTGTATAATGTATAGAAACTTGATCGTGAACAGGTGTAGCCACAAAAAGTTTTATTGGTGGATCATAAGGTTCCGTGTCTCGTGATTCTTTACCAAACCATATCGGCTCATGATTTTGCATTAGCTACCCCTTCTAAAAAATTAGTCCATTCTAATTGTCTATTTTCCCAGTTATAAAATTTTCTATAAAAGTTTTGTTGTGAACTAAGTAACTCTTGCATTCCTTTTGTATGTAATTGATCAGCTATACCATCAATTGCATAAGCAAACAAAGTAGCTAATCTTCTATAATTAGAATCATATTGAATATATGTAGGCCACTCAGAACAAGTTTCAAACAAAGCACCATAATTAGTTACTATGCCGTGTAAACCACAGGCCAAAGCTTCTATTGCTGAGATACATGATGTTTCCTCCCAAATATTTGGGTATGCAAAAATATGATAATTATGCATTTTTTTCATTAATTCTTCATTAGAGATAAATCCTTTATAATTGACATTAGGTAATTCTTTTGCCTGTTCATATAAAGGTTTATACATATCATCATTTTGTTTTTTAAAATTATCTCCATAAATTTGTGTAGATGAATAAACATCTAATTCAATTAAAGGATTTTTCACGAGTTGCATAGCACCAAGTAAAACACTTAATCCTCTCCAAGGAGTTGAAGTATAAAGTAATTTAATCTTTTGCCCTTTTTGATATACCGCTCTACCAGGAAAGTATTCTATTGCGTTTTTAATAACTGTGCATTTATCTTCAGGTAATTGAAAGTGAACTCTATATTTTTCTGCACACCAATGACTATTAAATACATACCAATCGTATTTTTTGTGATTAGATTTTTCTTGCATCCATGGAACTATATTAGGTTGATCATAAGAATTTTGTTGCCAAAGAATATTTATTTTATCTTTTGCTAAAGGTATTTTTTCAGGAACTGAAGTTGTTATTTGAAAATTGTTAAGTAAATTATTGTCAACATGTTTTAACAACATGTTATATTGTAATTCAGTGCCACCGATAGGAAGATTCATTATTTAGTGTTTATAGTATTTCCCATTCTAGTTTGCAACTTAGATAATTCAGGATTTTCTTTACTAAATTTTACGTGAATATCAGATACTATTTTTGCGAGTGAGTTTACAAGATGTCTTATGTTTTCATACTCGAAAACAATTTTTTTGTTTCGTTCAAGATTTTTAATCTCATCCTCCGAAAAATGCATTTCGCACTCGTTCTTTGTATACACGAATTTCATTAATCAGGAATAGTTTCGCCTTTTGTATGTAGAGAGGCAACTGTAACTTGTAAGTCTTGTTGAAAGTCATCAGAAGTAGTGTCAGTATTGGGATCAGCAACATCATTATCAAAATCAGCTTTGCTATCATATACTTTTCCTGTTCTCTTATTTTTTACAATCTCTTTTGTGATTGCAGGTATTTTAATTGGTTCGTCACTCATATTTTCTCCCAGTGAAATTTATTATCATCTTTAATGTTAGTAATATAAGCGTATTCTTGTCTTATGTCAAACGCTAAAGTTATTCTTGTTTTATTTTTTGGCACTTGATCTGTGTAGTGTTTAACCCAACTTGGAAATAAAGTTATTTTATTAGGTTGATTTTTACTAATATACTTTTCATCAAAATAGGGTAATTCAAAATAAGTGTTTGTATTATCTACATCAATACAAATATGACCACTTAAATATCCATCATTTTTTTCAGCATGAAAATGTTTTTTAATTTGCTCTCCTTCTCTCATTACATTAAACCAACACTGGGCATAGTAATTAGTCTCTATTTTATAGCCTAAGTTCATTAAAAATTTATCATGTGTTTTTCTAATATGTTTTTTTAAAAATTTAGTTTCAGGAATTTGCAATAAATTATAATAATAAAACCTACTGGTAATACTTTGATTACCTAAACCTGTACCTCCATCTGTAAAAGATGGATATTTATTTAAAAATTCTTTTTCCTTATTTAGTAATAACTGAGCCATGGTGTCTGTATTTAAATCAAGGCTGTCTTCTGCTAAATAAAAAGAATATTGAGGATTAAAATTATTTCTTAGTTTTCCATTATGGAAATTATAAATTTTCATCAACGTCCCTGACGGTTGTATTTCTTATACGATCTTTTGACATGTTTGTTTAATCTTTTTGTATGACGGCCTGGACGCTTACGAGGTTTAGGTCTAGGGACAAAATGTATAAATTTAACACGGGCCATCTTTATACCAAGCACCTATAACATATCTATTGTTTTTTTCAAGACGTGTAACTTTATGTAATTTTGAAGATTCAAATAAAACTAATTTACCAATTTTAGGTTCTACTTCAAAGTTTTCAACTCTAGTTCTACCACCTTCATAATCTGAATTTAAATTAGTAATAGAAGAAAATGTGTAATAGCAAGTATCATCATGCCAATCCATAAAATTACCTTCAGGCCAATAAACTATTTCTAGATTATCAAGATAATCTAAAGGTCTTATCTCTTGGTATTTTTTTATAATAGTGTTTAAAAAAGTGTTGTTTGTAAAACCTTTTCCATAACTATCATGTAATATTAATTTTTTTCTATCTTTATATGGTTCAGTTTTATTTAGGTTATTTTTATAAAATTGTATTAACTTTTCACACTCTTCTTTAGATAAAAAATTTTCGACTATAATCATTAACCATTTTGATCTGATCTACTTATCTCAAGTAAAGATACGACCATGTGTAACCTATCAGCAGTGGTTGCTTGTGCTTTTAATATTTCATTCTCTTCTAAAATAATTGGTTTTGTGATTAATTCAAGTGATGCGTTTCCGCTTATTGCTTTTGATTTAAATAAACTAAATGTGTTAGCACCACTTACTAAAGTTACATTTAAGCTGTCCCCACTACCTGAGTCATCATTTACTAAAATATTTTGAATTATTGCTCTTGAGTTAGAAGGAGTTGTGTAAACAACAGTATTATCCGTAGAAGTAAAATCTATTTTTGAATTTTTATAAGTATTAGCCATTAAACCACGTAAACCTTTCTACCTCTTGCTTCAATTCCTCTTGATATGAAGTATTAAGTTGATTTTTAATTTGATCTAAAGCCTGAAGCTGTTGTTCTTGGTTGCTTGGCTCATAGTCTTTTGTTGGTTGAGGAACATTTACATTAATTCTTGCCATTATATTTTTCTTCCTTTTCTTATAGAATCTTTACCCTTTTTAAATATAGATGCTACTTTTAATTTACCCATTACTTTTGCTCTTTGTTCACCCACTGTCAAGATTTGTATTTTCCTTGCAAACGGTTTAGATACCTTCTTAACTTTAGCAACAGTTTTACGAGCATCAGTAGGAGTCGCAAACTTAATTCCAACAGTATCTTTAGGATTCTCATCTGTGTATAATCTCCTTCCTGATCCTTTTGGTTTTTTACCTGTGCCTATTTTTGGGTCTTTCATTCTTTTCATTATCTTCTACCGTCAGGTTGTACATCAGCTCTAAAAGTTCCATATCGCCATGTTTGACCTGAACCACTATTAGAAATTTTTAAACTTGCAGCTCTTCCTCTAGCTCTTGTATCTACTTTTTGAGTTGAACTGCTGATAGTAAAAGGCCCTAAAGAAGAAGAACTAGCAGTGTCAGATGGAAAATCTTTAAGATTAATTGTTATTATTGCATTACCGTTTAATCTTTTAAAATCAGGAATAAATCTTCTAATTTTTGTAAATACTTCACCATCACCATCAACATGTAACATAAAATCTCCTGATTCAATAAATGCTTCTATTGCAGTTGTGGCTCCTCCTTTGACTTGATCAGTCCCAGTTTCATGAGCGTAATACACAGTTGCTCCGTTAGTATTGGATACTCCTTGAATGACTGGGAACGAAGGAGTTCCTGAACTATCAAATTCTGTTTTGTATGGTACTTGATATAAATGAGCATCATAAGCCGTGGTTCGTGCTAAAGAACTTGTGTACCAAGATTTTTCTCCATGGTTATAAGTAACTGCTCTGTCAATTGATGTTGAATTAGCAGAAGGGTAATACCAAGTTACTTCACCAAATAAACAATTGTTTCCGCAAAAAACTGTTTTACCTTGTGTATAGTTTATTCCTAAATCACCTGGATTATTTGTCGTAAAAACAAAGTCTTCAACTGGACAAGGTAATGTTTCAACAGTACCAGCAAAATAATTAAATCCACCTGAGTCATCCATCCAGTAAACAATACCATCTTTAAATTGTATTGCGTGTTGACCCATACATCCACAATTAGAACCAACTTTTCTTATACTGAAAGTAAAAGGAGCACCTACAAATTGCATAGTGTAAGCAGCCGAATCAGTGACAACTAAAATATAATCTTTTGCTCTTATAGCTGCTCTTATTTCAGTTCCGTCATCTAGCCTAAAAGTTCCTGCGGTATTGATTGAAGTAGGAGCATAGTCAGAAAAATCTTCTTGGTCTGAAAATCTTATAAACATTTTATCTTGAGTAGATACATCTCCTATCGTAGTTTCTGTTCCAAAATGAATAAAGTGTCTATCTTGATCAGACGTTAAAGTTAAAATACTTTTTGTTGGAGCATTTGACATGACAGTAGCTCTTGTTGTCAAAGCAGAGGCAGTGTTCTGAATTGGCTGCCAAATAAAAGTTCTTCCGTTATGAATAGTAGCAGTAAGTATTTGTCCAAAATTATCTAATGACCAGTTTGCTGGATCAAGTGTTACTGATGAAGAAAGAGATGCTTCGCCCCAACCAGTGAAAGCTTCTATTGAAGCCCCGTCTGAGTGTGCAGCAGTGCTGGTTCCGTTAACACCTCTTGTTATTCCAGTGAGTGATGTGGCCGTGGTTCCAGTATAAGAGATTAATTCATTATCAACTTTGATAACTCCAGCTGAAGGAAAACCTGTCGTTGAGTCTACAACAATCGTAGTTCCTGAACCTCCAGTTCCATTTGTGTCATTTAGAAGAGCTCCGTCAAGTGTATCTGTTACACCAGTAGCTCCAGCCCAAGCTCCAGTTCCCCACCCAAATCCATAAGTTTGTCCGATAGAACCTGGTTTTACATATCTGTTAATTGTACAAGCTCCTGACGTATTACTGCTGGATGAGGCAGAAGACATGGTAATAGTAAATTGGTTTGCATTGAGTCTTCCTGTTACTTCAAAAGTATTTGTTGTAAAGTCAGCTACTGAATACCCTGATCCTGTGGGAGCAGTAACAGATGTAAAAGTAAATAAATCTCCTGCTTCTAAATTATGCCCATTTAAATTTACTGTTACTGTGGCTGTTCCGTTTACAGTAAAAGTACCGCCTGTTTGAGCTGTTTCTAATGGAGTAATATCATAAAAGGCACCTTCATAATAAATTATTAAAGCTTTGTGAGTTCCAATTGCAGCGTAAATTCTACCGTCTAAGTCAGTATATTGATGTTGATCTCTTGCAATACCAACTAATGTTTTATCTGTAATTTGTGCCCAACCACCAATTTTTTCAGGAAACCCGTATCTAAATCTTACAAAATCTCCGTCAACATATTGGCCTTCAGCCGCAGTATCAGTAATTTGTTTATTAAAGCCAGGTCTTATGTTTATTAAATTTAAAGGCATAAAGTATTATAGCATATACCATTAAAAAATTTAAGCATTGTTAGACAATTTAACTTTAGGTCTTGCAGGATCACCTAAGTCTTTTCTTCTATCAAAAATCTCACCTTTTTCAGGCCCGTCTGCATATACCCAATGAAAAAATACTTGAGCTTGTGCATCTCCTTGAAATTCTTCTCGCCAATGTTCTAATTTAGCACCATGATAAACAACTGCATCTCCTGGTTTTATATCAACAGATTTACCTTCTACAATTAATGGCCATTTAGTGCCACAACCACCTAGATTAATACTAGCAGTTATTTCACAACTTGGCCTGTCTAAATGTCTATTTAACACAGAAAATTTATTATACATTCTCCAAAAAGAATATGTAGGTAAAATTTTTTTTCCTATTACTTTTTCAAAATTAGGTGTTTTTATTTTTAGTAAACTTTCCATAATTGTATCTCCATATATTGCTGTTTCACCTAATGCAGTTTGAACATCATCAAATTGTTCATAGTTCCAACTATGTTTAATTTGGCAATATATATTTAAAAGTCTTAATTCTTCTTTAGTTAAGATTTCAGGTACATACCAAAAATTATTTTTTAAGACATCCATGATACAATTACAAACCTTGTTCCTTTCTTAACAGGTATTGCTTGATGTGGAAATAATGAACAACTTGGCCACATAATTAATCTACCTGCTTTTTTTGTTACTTCTTTTATTTCATTTCCACTATCATAAAATTTTAAACTTCCCCCTTCGTAATCATCATTAAGCATTATTATGGCTGAAAGTTCTCTAAATGCACTTTTACAAGAATCCACATGTCTTTTATAAAAACCACCAGCTTCATATTTTAATATAGTTATCCCTTCTATATTTTTAATTGATATATCCAGTTGAAATTCATCTAAAAAATTTTGAGAAAACAAAAATAATTTTCTTTGTAAATATCTCAACCAGTGTGTTTCTGTATGATTTCTATTTTCTTGTAACCAATATTCTGCAACATTTCTGTTTGTTGTATCTACAATCCTTTCACCGTTTTCTAAAATTATTTTACTATGTTCAAATTTTTTATCTTTAAAAGTTCTTATTATTGCTGAAACTTGTCGTGGGGTAATAAAATTATCTTGAACCTTGATAAATTTTTCTAGTCCCAATGTTTTCTTTTCCATATAAAATCTCTATACCATCTCTTAATTTTTGAACCATAAGCAAACATGCTTTTTCTATGGTCATATTTTGTTTTCTTTTCAATTTTCATTTTCCATTTTTCTCTTTTAAATGGAATTACACCAATAACAGGTTCCCCTTTTTTAAGCAACCAAGTTCCTTTTTTGTGTATAACTATTGGAAAGTTTGGAGGTAAATCATTACCATCATCTATAATACCTGTAAGGGGCGTGAACCGTGGATCAGGTCTATTTAATAAAGGTATAAGTAAACAACTATATCCTTCAGGTAAGACAATAGAAAAAGGGTTTAATATTTTATAAAAAGCTTTTTCTTGATTCATTGAAACAAATGGACAGCCTCCTTCTTTACCTCCTAGTTGAGATATAGGATGAGTTTCGTTTCCATGGTTAATATTTTCAAACAATTTGTCTTTTGTATTATTTTTTATTTCTTGATGAACATTTATCCAAACATCTTCAACACCTTGAAGATTTTCTTTAAGAAAATTAAATTCTTGATCAATTGGATTTTTTAAAACATAACCAGCCATCAAAGTATCTTGAAAAGGCATACATGCTCTAATAGTAAGGTCGTTTGGATTACCTAAAGTAAGTTTTAATTTACGAAACCATTCAGGTATATGAAGTTTAGCAGGTTCGGGACATATTAACTTATCCTCCGTAATTACGTCTACGGCTTTGAATATGATATTTGGCATTAATCTATACTTCTAAAACTAGAGGTACAGATATACTATTATTCATAAGAGCGTCAACCCAATTTTTTCCTGTAATTGAGGGCATTTCGCCAGGTGTTGTTATTAATGTATCTAAATCAATTGCTTCTAAAGTTGTTAAATGAGTTGCCCAAGATGCAGGTTCATTTTCATGAAATTCAACTGAGTGTTTTACTTTTGCAATATGTTTATCTAATTCTTCTCTTAATGTAATTAAATCGAAAGAAACATCATCTCTTATTAAATCGACCCAACTTCCATTATCATAAGATTTAGTTGATCTAATTAATCCATCATATTGATCATCAGAACAAGACTCAGCAGTTAAACCTAAAGATTCCCAAAATGCTTTTGAATCTTCACTTGTTGCTACTTTAGAAAACCCTGATTCATTTTTCATTATATAATTTGCCATAGTTCTCCTTTATTAAGCTATGTGGTTATCTTTAATTACAAGGTAGCCATCTTCAGATGTTCCACCATATGCAGAATCAATTAAATATCCTTCAGGTGAGTTTAAAGTTAAAGTAGCACCTGGAGCTGTTCCTGGGTTTCCTGGGTTAGCACCTGGAAATGGAGGTGATCTTCTTGCACCGTTTCCAGCGTTTCCAGCGTTTACTGTTGCTAAGTTTTGTACGTTAGTAGCTTGTCCTGCATTACCTGGAGGGGCATTACTAGGTACAGGTGAACCATCGCCACC